CTGGAAACCATTGCAGCGCAAGGGGTTTCGGCGGCGCCCTCCGCTGGGGCAGTCAGCCCTTGCCCCGCAATGCCACTGGCGGGCCCTGCGCAACCGTTTTCGGGTCAGCGAGTAACCCGCAGGATGAAGACGCCCGGTTGCCCCGGTTGCGCAACTGCGGGATTCTGCAGCGGCTATCCTGCAGCCACCCCAGACCCACCCAATGGCGACCAAGCTGACGCCAGCGATGGCCAACCGCATCGAGGTGTGGCCCATCGACAAGCTGGTGCCCTACGTGCGGAACGCCCGCACGCACAGCCCTGAACAGGTCGCCCAACTGGCGGCCAGCATCACGGAGTTCGGCTTCGTGAACCCTGTGCTCGTGGACAGCGAGGCCGGGGTGATTGCAGGGCACGGCCGCCTGGCGGCAGCCCGCGACCTGGGCCTGGCCGAGGTGCCCGTGGTGGTGCTCGATCACCTGACCGAGGCACAGAAGCGGGCCTACGTGATCGCCGACAACAAGCTGGCCCTGAACGCTGGCTGGGACATGAGCCTGCTGCAGGCAGAGCTGGGCGATCTGGGCGACATGGATTTCGACCTAAGCCTGCTGGGCTTCAACGACGACGAGCTGAAGGACCTGCTCAGCGAGGACGTGGAAGAACTGGACGGGATGCCTGAGCTGAAGGACGGCGAGAAGGAGCCGCTGCAGCAGATCACCTTCACCCTGCACGATGACCAGGCCGAGCTGGTCAAGGAGGCCATCGAGGTGGCCAAGGCCATGGGCCCCTTCGTGGACACGGGCAACGAAAACAGCAACGGCAACGCCATCGCCCGGGTGGCTGAGCTGTTCATGAGCTGGAGCAGCGACCATGGCGTCGGCTAAGGACTTGCGGGTGGCGCCCATCCGCGCCGCCGATGCGAACCGCCTGGTGCAGCGCCTGCACTACAGCGGCAAGGTGGTGCCGAACAGCCAGGTGCACCTGGGCGTCTTCCTGGGCGACCGGCTGGAGGGGGCCATGCAGTTCGGCCCCAGCATCAACAAGAAAGGCACGATCAACATCGTGCAGGACACCAGCTGGAACGGCTTCATCGAGCTGAACCGCATGGCCTTCAGCGAGCGGCTGCCGCGCAACAGCGAAAGCCGCGCCATTGCGGTGGCCATGCGCCTGCTGCGCAAGACCTACCCGCACCTGGAGTGGGTGGTGAGCTTTGCCGATGGCACCCAGTGCGGTGACGGCACCATCTACCGGGCCAGCGGCTTCGTGCTGACCGACATCCGGGTGAGCGATGCGCTGCGGGTGAACCCGGCCACGGGCGAAACCATGCACGTGATCCAGGCGCACCACCTGAAACTGAGCAAAGAATTCCGCAGCTGGAAACCGCTGGAGGGCTACCAGCTGCGCTACGTGTACTTCCTCAACCCAGCCGCCCGTGAGCGGCTGACGGTGCCGGTGATCCCGTTCGAGCGCATCGCCGAAATGGGCGCCGCCATGTACCGTGGGGAGCGCACGCGTCCGAAGCAGGCAGCGGCCGGGTCCACCGGCGCGGCGGCGGGGCAGCACCGACCCGGACGCTCCAATTCCAGCCAGGTGCAGGCCTAGCGATGGCCAGCCTGCACCTCACCTGGCCAGGTTTCGAGGCAGCGGTGGACCTGATCGCTGCGCAGTGCCAGCGGCAGGGCCGCACCGGCATCTACGGCCCCCTGGGCCCTGGGCTGATGCTGGCCATTGCGCTGGCTGACCGCCTGGAACTGCAGCTGCTGGAGCAGCCCACCCCTGGGATGCTGCTGGTGCTGGGCTGCCACACCGGCAACGAGCTGGAGGCGGTGGCCAAGCTGGAGGACGTGGAGGCCTGGGCATGGGTGTGCACCGCACCAGGCCATGGCTGCAATAGCGTGATGCGAGTGGATGGGCCCACCAGGGTGCTGTGGCCCTGGCAGGACGCCCTCGGCCCACACCGGCGCCCCTTTGTTGAAGGGTTTGATGATTGAGGTATCAGGCATCCGCTACGGCTGCAGCTGGGCCGATGACGGCAGCGTGCTCGCCATGCCGCTGCGGATCGAGTTCGGCTGCCGCGGCCCGGAGGGCACGGTGGACCAGATGCTGGAGGGCGAAGCGCACACCTACATGACGGTGGAGCAGCTGCTGGCGCTGGTGACTGAGATGTACCCGGAGGGCGAAGTGCAGCTGATGCTGCCGTGCCCGGCCCAGGTGTGCAGCGGCCTGCTGGAGTTGGGCTACCCCGTCTGCCTCGTTGGCGAGTGATGGCGGTCAGCGTTGCCCAGTACGCCGCACACCGGGGCATCAGCCCGCAGGCGGTGCGCAAGGCCATCAAGGAGGGGCGCCTGCAGCGGGCGCTCAGCCATGACGGGCGGCAGACGCTGATCGACCAGGCGGCGGCAGACCGTGAGTGGGATGCCAACACCCAGGGCAGCAAGCGCCGCACCGCCGAGGTGATCAATGCAGGCAAGGCCGCGGCCCAGGGCAGGCCCGTGCAAAACGGCGCTCAAACGCCGCAGGTCGAGCTGAATTACACCAAAGCCCGCGCAATTCGGGAGCATTTCGCTGCAAAGCTGGCTGAGCTGGAGTACCGCGAAAAAGCGGGCCAGCTCATGCGCACCGACGATGTGAAGCTGGCGACGTTCAAGGTGCACCGCATGTTCCGCGATGCAGTGCAGAACATCCCCATCCGTGTAGTGAACGAACTGGCGGCGCTGGTGGGCGACGTGCCCCCGGAGCAGCGCCACGAAATGATGCTCGTGATGCAGCGCGAGATCGACAAAGCCCTGGAGCAACTGTCAGGAAACGATGGCCCTCGCTGACGCCTACGACGTGGTGTGGACCGCTGCCTCCGCAGCGATCAAGCCCGACCCTGTGCTCACGGTGAGCGAGTGGGCGGACAGCAACCGCTTCCTCAGCCAGCGTGCCAGCGCCGAGCCGGGCAGCTGGCGCACCGACCGCACGCCGTACCTGCGCGAAATCATGGACTGCCTCAGCGCCACCAGCGTGGTGGAGAAGGTGGTGTTCATGAAGGGCGCCCAGGTGGGCGGCACCGAGGCCGGGAATAACTGGCTGGGCTACGTGATCGACAACTGCCCTGGCCCAATGCTCATGGTGCAGCCCACTGTGGAGATGGCGAAGCGCAACAGCAAGACGCGCATCGCCCCGCTGATCGAGGAATCGCCCAGCCTGCGCGACAAGGTGCGCGACCCGCGCAGCAGGGACAGCGGCAACAGCTTGCTCGCCAAGGAGTTCCCTGGCGGTGTGGTGGTGATGGCCGGGGCCAACTCAGCTGCGGGCCTGCGCTCCATGCCGGTGCGCTTCCTGTTCCTGGACGAGCCCGATGCCTACCCGGGCGACGTGGATGGGGAGGGCGATCCCTGCACGCTGGCCGAGGCCCGCACCAGGACGTTCAGCAGGCGGAAGATCTTCTACGTGAGCACGCCGACGCTGGCGGGCCGCAGCCGCATCGAGCGCGAGTTCCTGGACAGCGACATGCGATTTTTCGAGGTGCCGTGCCCGCTGTGCGGCGCTTACCAGCAGCTGGTCTGGGAGAACATGCGCTGGGAGGAGGGGCAGCCCGAGACGGTGCGCTACCAGTGCGCCCACTGCGGCGAGCAGTTCGAGGAGCACCACAAGAACAAGATCCTGCTCGCCGGGCAGTGGCGGCCACAGAACCCGGAGGGCAAGTGGCGCGGCTACCACATCAGTTCGCTCTACAGCCCGCTCGGGTGGTTCAGCTGGAAGGAGTGCGTCGAGGCCTACGTGCAGGCCCGCAAGACCGACGAGGCCATGCGGGTGTTCCAGAACACGATCCTGGGCCTCACCTACGCCGACACCGGCGAGGCGCCGGATTGGGAGCTGCTGTATGGGCGGCGCGAACACTACCCGCTCGGGCAGGTGCCCGAGGGCGCGGTGTTCCTGACGGCTGGCGTTGACGTGCAGAAGGACCGCGTGGAGCTGGAGGTGGTGGGCTGGGGCCCCAACCTGGAAAGCTGGAGCATCGACTACCAGGTGCTGCACGGCGACACGGCGGGTGACGACGTGTGGGAACTGCTCAGCGCCGCGGTGCGCGATGAGTTCCCCAGGGCCGACGGCATGGTGCTGCCGATCCGCATGACGGCCATCGACACCGGCTACCGCACCCAGGAGGTCTACCGCTGGGTGAAAGGGCAGTCAGCCATGCGGGTGATGGCGATCAAGGGCCGCGAGACGCAGGCCACGATCATCAGCCAGCCCAGCACGGTTGAGGTGACGGTGCGCGGCAAGCGCATCAAGTCAGGCATCAAGCTGTGGCCGGTGGGCACCAGCGTGGCGAAGTCGGAGCTGTACGGCTGGCTCAGGCGCAGGCTGCCCGAGAACCTGGACGATGGGTTGCCGCACGGCTGGTGTCATTTCCCGCAGCACTCGGAGGAGTACTTCAAGCAGCTCACGGCCGAAAGCCTGGTGAGCCGGGTGGTGCGCGGCTACCAGAAATACCAGTGGGAGAAGACGCGCGACCGCAACGAGGCGCTCGACTGCCGCATCTACAACCGGGCCGCAGCGATGGCGGTGGGCGCCGACCGCTGGGATGACCGGCGCTGGGCCTATGAGCGCGACGAGGGCGCCCGCGGTGTGTCCCAGCAGATCAGCAAGGCCAATCAACCTGCGCAACAGCAGCAGGTGAAGCGCCGCAGATCGTCTTTCCTGTGAGCCTTAGCATGACCCAAGGAGGTGCCCTGGCATGACCATGTTCAGTGAGGCCGGGCTGGCGGCCATCGAGGAGGCCATCGCTGGCGGCTACCTGCGCGTCAAATACGACGACAAGGAAGTCACCTACCAAAGCCTGAACGAGCTGCTGCGGGTGCGGGAGATCATCCGCCGCCGCCTGGGCAGTGGAACCCTGCAGCGCAAATACTTCAGCTTCAAGCGGGACACCGAATGAATCCCTTCGACAGCCTGATCGCCAGCATCAACCCCGTGGCGGCCCTGCGCCGCCAGCAGGCCCGCCTGCAGCTGGAATGGCTGCGCCGCTACGAAGGGGCCAGCCGCGGCCGCCGCACCGATGGCTGGCGCACGCCCAGCAGCAGCGCCGACAGCGCCGCTGCACCGGCACTGACCCTGCTGCGGGATCGCAGCCGCGACCTGGTGCGGAACAACCCCTACGCCGCCAAGGCGGTGTCGGTGATCGTGGCCAACACCATCGGCACCGGCATCATGGGCCAGGCCCGCACCCGCAGCCGCCGCCGCGCCGATCAGCTGACGGCGCTCTACCTGAACTGGGCGAGCGATCCGCTGCAGTGCGACTTCCATGGCCGCATGGATTTCGCGGGGCTGCAGGCCCTGGCCTTCCGCGCCGTGGTGGAATCTGGCGAGGTGCTGATCCGGCGCCGCACGCCCCGGGCCGAGGAGCAGCGCATCCCCCTGCGCCTGCAGGTGATGGAACCCGACATGCTGGACACCACCAGGGACGTGGCCCTGGAGAACGGTGGGCTGATCAAGGAGGGCATCCAGTACGACGCCCAGGGCCGCCGCGAAGGCTACTGGCTGTACGAGGAGCACCCTGGTGAGCAGCACCTGCGGGTGATCAACGTGCGCAGCAGCTTCGTGCCCGCTAGCGAAATCGTGCACGTGTTCCGCCAGGATCGCCCGCACCAGACCCGTGGGATTCCCTGGGCATCCCCGGTCATACTCCGGCTTCGGGACTTTGATGACTACAGCGACGCGCAGCTGCTGAAACAGAAAATTTCCGCTTGCTTCGCGGCCTTTGCTGTAGATACTGAGGCCCCAGATGCAGGCCTTGGCACCGAGCTGATCGACAAGCTGGAGCCTGGAGCGATTGAGATCCTGCCGCCTGGCAAGGACATCCGCTTCGCCAACCCGCCCACCGTGGGCGACTTCGACAAGGTGAGCCGCGAGTACCTGCTGCAGATCGCAGCTGGCTTCGGCGTTACCTACGAAAGCCTCACCGGCGACCTCAGCACCACCAACTTCGCCAGCGGCCGCATGGGTTGGCTGGAGTTCCAACGGAACATCGAAGCCTGGCGCTGGCAGGTGATCGTGCCGCAGATGCTGAACCCGATCTGGTCGTGGTTCATGCAGGCGGGCGAGGTGAACGGGGTGCGCACCGACGGGATCGTGGCGCACTGGACACCGCCCCGGCGCGAGCTGATTGACCCGGCCAAGGAGGTGGACGGCATCAAGAACGCCGTCCGCTGCGGCCTGATGAGCCCGGCCGAGGCCATCCGCGAGTTCGGCTACGAGCCCGAGGAAGTGCTGGCCGAAAGCGCCGAGTTCTACCAGCTGGCCGACAGGCTGGGCCTCGTGCTGGACATTGACCCCCGCAAGATGAGCGGCGCTGGCCAGCCGGTGCAGGCCCCACAGCCCGGCGCCAGCCCCCAATCCGACTAACCTTAGAATTGTGAGGCCAATGGAGTCGCCATGAGCGAACTGCTCCAAACTCGGGCGATGTTCGCACCTGAGACCGTCAACGCCGAGGCGCGGACGGTTGAGGTGGTGTGGACGACCGGCGCCCGTGTGGCACGCAACGGCTACGAAGGCCCCTATTACGAGGAGCTTTCGATGGACAAGAAGGCGATCCGCATGGACCGCCTGAACGCCGGTGCCCCGCTGCTCAACAGCCACAGCGCAAGCCAGCTCTCCGACGTTGTCGGGGTGGTGGAGCGTGCCTGGCTGGAGGGCAACGAGGGCCGAGCCGTAGTGAGATTTTCCAGCCGTGATGACGTGACGCCCATCTTCAACGATGTGCGCGACGGCATCATCCGAAACATCAGTGTCGGCTACCGCGTCTGGAAATACGAGCGCGTGGAGGAGGGCGAAGCCCCCATCATGCGAGCGGTGGACTGGGAGCCGCATGAGCTTTCCCTGGTCCCGATCCCTGCAGACGCAGGGGCACAGGTGCGCTCTGAGGAGCCGCCTACAGTTCACAACGAGCCTGAAAAGGACAGCCCAATGGACGAAATCCGCGAACTGGAGGGCGCCGTGACTCCTGAAGCCCCTGTGGCCCAGGAACGCGCCGCTCGCCCCGAGGACATCCAGGCTGCCATCGCCGCTGAGCGTCGTCGGGTGGCGGAAATCCGCCGCTCCGTTCGCGCCGCTGGGTTGGACGTGGCCCTGGCTGACACCCTGGAGCAAGAAGGGACTTCGGTTGACGAAGCCCGCAAGCTCATCATCGACAAGATGGCTGAGCGCGAAGCTGCTGCACCCACCCGCACCCACGTGCAGGTGCTGGCCGACGAGGGCCAGAAGCGCAGCGAGTGCATGACCGCCACTCTGGAGGCCCGCGTGGGCCTGCGTCAGTGGGACGATCAAGCCCGCGCCTATGGCCACAGCAGCCTGATGGACATGGCCAAGGACGCCCTCGTGCGTTCTGGCGTGAACCTGGTGGGCATGAGCAAGAGCGAGATCGCTGGCCGTGCGATGCACAGCACCAGCGACTTCCCGCTGCTGCTCAGCAACATCGCTCGCAAGAGCCTTGCTTCTGCCTACGCCGCCGAGGACCAGACCTTCCGCCCCCTGGCACGCCAGCGCAACCTGCCCGACTTCAAGCCCGTGTACGAGCTTGAGATCGCTGGCCAGATCACTCCCGAGCCCCTGCTCGAAGGTGGTGAGTACAAGGCCGCGACCGTGCAGGAGCAGCAGGCTTCCTGGCGCATCTACACCTACGGCAAGAAGATCGCCGTAACCCGCCAGCTCATCATCAACGACGACCTGGACGCCCTCAGCCGCATCCCCCAGATGATCGGCCGCGGCATGTCCCTGTTCGAGTCGAACGAGGTGTGGAAGCTCATCACCGCCAACGCGAAGATGAGCTACGACGGCAAGGCTCTGTTCCATGCCGATCACAGCAACAGTGGCACCGGCGCCATCGGCGAAGCTGCAATCAGCAACGCCCGCAAGGCCCTGCGCAACCAGAAGGACATCGCTGGCAACCGCATCAACCTGCGGCCCCGCTACCTGGTGCTGCCCACCAGCCTGGAGACTGCGGCCCAGAAATTCCTGAGCCCCATTCAGCCCAGCACCACCGGTGACGTGAACATCTTCACCGGCTCCATGTCGCTGATCGTTGAGCCCCGCCTCGATGACGCCAGCGAGCAGGCCTACTACGTGACCGCCAGCCCCGAGCAGATCGACATGATCGCTTTCGGCTACCTGGACGGCGAAGCTGGCCCGCAGGTTGAGACCGTCAACGAGCGCGATCCTGATGGCACCGTCATCTACGCTCGCCTCGACTTCGGCTGCACCCTGCTGAACCACCGGGGCTTCTACAAGTCCACCGGCGTCTGAGGATCTGACCCATGAAGAACTTCGTGCAGAACGGTAAGCAGCTCGATGTGATCGCATCGGCTGCCTACAAGAGCGGCGAGCTTGTCATCGAGGGCAACCTCGTTGGCGTGGCCGTGGCCGACATCGCCTCTGGCGAGACTGGCGCCATTGCCACCGAAGGCGTCTACGCCCTCGAAAAGGAGGCTGCTGCCGCCCTCATCCAGGGCGACAAGGCCTACTACGACGCGGCGACTAAGAAGCTCGACGCCACCAACACCAACCCCGCCGTGGGCTACGTGGTGGCAGTGAGCGGCAACACCGTTCACCTCAAGATCAGCGGCCACAAGCTCTGATCCCATGCTGAACGACCTGGCTAACAGGGCGCTCCGTGCTGGCATCAAGGTGATGGGGGAACCCATCACCTACAGCCGGGGCGAACAGCAGTGGCCCATCAAGGCCATGTTCCAGGACGCCTACATCGGGGCCGATCCGGAGACGGGTGGCCCCGTTTCGACTGTTCAGCCGGTGGCGGGCATCGACGCCCGCGACCTGCCCATCAAGCCCAAGGGCGGCGACACCGTTGTCGCCCGTGGCAAGACTTTCCGCGTGCGCGATGCGCAGCCTGACGGCCACACTGGAGTGACCCTGTTCCTGCAGAAGGTGAGCTGATGCCTGGCATCCACCCGCGCCAGCAGCTGCGCCACGCCATCCGCGACCACTTGGCGGCCGAGCTGCCGGATGGCGAGCACTGGACACCGGCCGAGGGCCGGGTGTTCGCGCAGCGCACCATCGAGCTGGAGCCCGACGAGCTGCCCCTGATCCTGGTGACCGCCAGGGAGGAGGACGTGGAACCGCTCAGCGTCAGCGAGTGGGATGCTGCCGACCGGCGCACCCTGCTGGTGCACGTCGAATGCCTGGCGCTGGCGCTGGATGACGTGGACGACCGCCTCGATGCGCTGTGCCTGGGCGTGGAGCAGGCCATGGGCGGCCTGGTGGTGCAGGGCCTGGAGACTGCGCACTTCCGCCTGCGCCGCACCGAAACCGACGTGGACCGCGAGGGCGAGGTGCCCATTGGCGCGGCCCGCATGACCTTCGAAGCCCGCTACCTCAGCTATCGTCTGGGCGTGGATTTCGGCCTTTGGGACCGCGACTACCCCACGAATTGCCCAGCACCGGGCGTCACATCCATCACGTTGAGAACGCCTGACGGCAACTCACTACACTCAGAGGATCTGGTGATCTGACATGGCAACCCGTCGCACCACCCGTAGCAAGCCCGCTGAAGCTCCCGTCACTGACGCGCCCGCACCCGAGGCGCCAGTGGAGGAGACCAAGCCCAAGGCCGCTGAAATCAAGCTGGCCAAGGTGCCCGCCGCAGCAAAGCCTGCCCTCAAGCCGCAAGACCTGGCCCGCTTCCTGGGCCTGAAAGAGCACGACACCGAGCAGATGCAGGCGCTGCTCGTAGCCGCCATGACCGAGGCCCAGTCCTTCATGGGCGCCGAGGTGCCTGCTGATAAGCAGGGCCACGTCTACCAGCAGGGCATCCTGCACCTGGCCGCCAAGTTCTACGCCGCGGGCACGTCCAAGATCGAAAAGGCTGGCGACCTGCCTATGGTTTGCCGCTACTTCTTCGAGCTGGTGCGCCGTGAGCTTTCAGGTTCCGCGCAGTAATCGCCGCACCAGCGGCGTCGGCGCATTCGAGAACACCGAGGGCAGCCGCAACACCCAGAACCTGCTGCGCACCGGCAAGATCCAGGACGTAGACCTGGAGAAGCGGCTGGTGCGCGTGTGCATCGGCGAGGGTGACAGCTGCATCGAGACGGCCTGGCTGCCGGTGCTGGAGGTGGCTGCCTCCGCCACCCGCGGCGGCATGTCCGACTGGGTGCCGCCCAGGAAGGACGACGTGGTGCAGGTGCTGGCGCCTGGCGGTGAACTGCCGCTGGGCATGGTGATCCCCAGCCAGTTCATGCACGCCGACGACGCGCCCTTCAAGGACCGCGCCGAAGGCTACGAGTTCGGCGCCCTGGGCGACCCGCGCGACAGCGTGTTCCGCAAGCTGTTCGGCGACGGCACCCTGCTGGAGTACGACACCGAGCAGAAGCAGGTGCGGGTGGAGACACCCGGCAGCATCAAGGCGCACGCCGGTGGCCAGGTGATCCTGAAGTCGCCCTTCATCAAGCTGGACGCAGACGCGGTGCACGTCACCGGGAAGCTGCTGCTCAGCGACAAGGTGATCGGCATGAACAAGCAGCTCAGCGGCAACGCTGCGCTCGACTTCCTGGGCGATCCCATCCACCTGAACAATCAGGGCGGCGTGTTCGGCATCGCTGGCAGCCTGATCTCTGGCTTCGGCCTCACCGACATGGCTGGGGCCATTGGCGGCTTCGGCAACTTCGACGGCCTGTTCGGCAACCTGGTCAACGGCATCGGCGCACCCATGGGGCTGCAGAGCTTCCTGGGCGGCGACGGCCTGCTGGGCGCGATCCCGGCCGACATCCTGGGCGCTGGCTTCAACGCCCTGGGCGTGCCCAACGTGCTGGGCCCGCTCAGCAACGCCATGGGCTTCGTGCAGGATCTGCAGACTGGCAACTGGCAGGGCATGGCTGAATTCGCCATGGACATCGGCCAGCAGTTCGGCCTCGAGGTGCCGCAGTTCCTGGAGACTGGGCTGGGCGTGATTGGCCAGCTCGGCGCTGATCCGTTTGAAACCATCAGCGGCTGGGTGCAGGACGGCGACATCAACGTGAACCAGCTGGTACAGGTGGCGCAGTCCACCGGCCTGCTGCCCAGCGGTGTGAGCCAGCTGGCCAGCACCGTTGGCAGCGTGCTGCAGACAGCCCAGCAAGGCGGCAGCTTCCAGGTGGGCGGCCTGCCCATCGGCGGCGGCCAGCTGACACCCAGCAACCTGATGCAGGGCCTGCGCTCCACCATGGCCGCGGTGGCTGACACCGAGCTGGCCAACATCATCAACGACCGGGGTCTGGTGCAGACGTGGGAGATGCTGTTCCACGGCAACGTGCAGCCGGGCAGCATGATCGCCGACTTCGTTGAGTCAGGGCAGATCAACCTGGAAAGCCTGCTCAACATCGGCACCCCGCTGCAGCGTGGCGCCAGCAACACCCATCAGGCAGATACCCGCACGGCGCAGCAGAAGCAGCAGGCGCCAGCGCAGGGCGAGTGCCAGATCCGCTTCAACCAACCAACCTAGAATCAGCTGACACGGGGGCCCAGTCATGGAGGGCATGAGCAGGGGCACCGGTAAGGCGCTGGCAGACATTGAGCACCTGCGCCAATCCGTGGCCGACATCCTGACTACGCCCAAGGGCACCAGGGTGATGCGCCGGGAGTACGGCAGCGATCTGCCGCGCCTGGTGGACCGCCCCGTGAACCAGTCCCTGCTGGCCTCCATTCGGGCTGAAACCGTTGACGCCCTGGCCCGGTGGGAACCGCGCCTACGATGCGAACGGGTGCAGCTGAACCAGGTCGGCCAGGGCTTTGTCTCAATGGATCTGACCTTCACCTACCTGCCTGATGGGCGGGAGGTGTCGCTGCTGGATCTGCGCATCGGGGGCCTCCTGTGACATTCAGCATCGCCAACCTGCCGGAACCTGCGCTCATCGAGGAGCTGAACTACGAGGCAATCTTCCGCGAGCTGGTGGAGGACTTCGTTGAGCGGCACCCTGATTACACTGCGCTGCTCGAAAGCGACCCGGCTATCAAGCTGCTGCAGGTGTTCGCCTACCGCGAGCTGCTGCTGCGCCAGCGCGTGAACGACGCCTTCAAGGCCACCCTCCTGGCCTTCGCGCAGGCAGGTGACCTCGATCAGCTGGCGGCCTTCTACGGCGTGAACCGCCAAGCCGCCGAGCCCGATGGCGACCTGCGGGCCCGCACCATTGAGCGCATCAAGGGCAGCAGCACCGCAGGCGGCGCTGCCTGGTATCGCTACCAAACCCTCACCGCTGACGAGCGTGTGGTGGATGCCCTGGTGACCAGCCCCGACGCTGGCCAGGTGCGCATCGCCGTGCTCAGCGACGAGGGCCCCACCATCAAGGCCGCCACCGGCACGGCCCTGGACACCCTGGGCGCCACCTACGGCCTCACCCGCAACGTGTTGGCCAACGAGGGCGACACGGCCTTCCGGGCCCGCATCCTGCAGGAGGCCCTGGGCGGCCGTGGTGATGGCGCCGCCAGCAGCCAGCTGCTGGGCGCCGTCAACATGCGCATCCAGGCCGACGACGTGCGGGTGATCACGGACACCGTGCAGGTGATCAGCGCCAACATCGTTCAGGTGAACGTGGTGGCCAACCTCTACCTCTACCCCGACCAACCGGCCGCCATCCTGAACGGCCTTGAGCAAAGCATCCGCACGGCCTTTGCCGCCGAGGGCGGCCTTGGCTGGGACCTCACGCCCAGCTGGCTGATCAGCCGCCTGCACGTGCAGGGCGTGCAGCGTGTGGAGCTGGCCTCGCCCGCGGGTGTGATCGCCGCTGACAGCACCACTGCGGTGGCCCTGGGCAGCATCACGATCAACCTGGCGGGCTACGACCGATGACCGTTGCCGACCTGCTGCCAAGCAATGCCAGCCAGCTAGAGCGCGATCTGTCGCGCACCGGCAATGTGCTGCCGAAGCTGGGCCCGGGCGCCGAGCGCGTGCGCAATGCCAAGCACACCAACATCCCCGACGATGTGGTGCCGTGGCTGATCTACGAATACGGCCTGGGCGAGATCACGCCCTACGTGCCCGACCTGCGCCAGGCGCTGGCCGAGGGCATCCAGTGGCAGCGGGTGCGCGGCACCCGGCAGGCCATCAACATCGGCCTCGGCTGGATTGGCTTCGACGCCCTGGTGGAGGAGTCCGAGGCGGGCACCCTGCGCTGGGCCGATTTCCAGATGGGCCTGGACCAGGCGCCCAACGGCCTGGAGTTCACCAACAACGTCATCCAGATCAGCCGCCTGTCGGCGCCGATCCGCTCGCGGCTGTTCCGTATCTACGGCGGCTACGACCACCGGCGCTTCAGGCTGGATGACCACCAGCTGAGTGGCGGCAGCTGGCTGTGCGATGACACTGGCGTCTACCTGCGCGAGGACTGGCCGCAGCTGTCCTTCGGTCGCGAGCACGACACCGCGGGCGACCTGTACGCCGGGCGTGCTGGCGCCCAGGGCATCGAGCACAACTACACCGACGGCGGTCAATACGAAGACCGCATGATCCTCAGCTGCAGCCAGCTCGATGAGCTGGAGTGGCGCACGTGGCACCTGGATGTGTCCACGGTGGTGGTGAGCCGCGGGCACCTCAGCGTGGCGGGCCCCTGGTGGCAGCGCCCCAGCAGCTGGGAGAACATCACCTGGGATCAGGGGCTCGACTGGGCAGGCCTGGTCAACCGCATTGCACCGCCGCTGCGCTACGCCAAGGCGGGCCTCTATCTCAGCGATGGCGCGGTGCTGGGCGACACGAACGCCTGCTTCGCTGCCCGCTACGAGCAGGAGGTGGGCTTCGGCGCCATGCTGCTCAGCGAGGCCGATGCCGCCACTGGCGAGGCGATCCTCAGTGAGCACGTCGGCCGCCTGGAATACCAGGAGTGGAACGAGCGCCTGGAGCAGCAGCACGCTGCCGTGGCCCAGCCACCGGCTGATGTGATTGGCGCCCTTGCGGTGCGCCGCGAGCACCAGCGCCTGCTGGCCTACGACGACGTGTTCCGCCTCGATCAGCACGGCCTGAGCGAATGGCTGCCGCTGGTCACCCAGCAAGCCATCACCCGGGACCACACCCTGACCGGCTACGGCCAGAACGTCACTGCAGTTACCTGGGAATCCGTTCGCTGGACTGATGCGAATAAGTGGTTGACTTTGCCGTTGCTTGGCCGTCAACTGAGCAGGTTCCACACAACTGAAACGGTCGAGGATCGGCAGAGCATTGCCGAGGCCTCCCGCACAGCCGACCACGTGATCGAAGCTGACCAGACGCTGTTCGGCGATTGGCTGAGCCGCGCCGACTGGTCCGGCTACTGGAACGAGTCGGTTCCACTGATCGCAAGCTCGCACCAGAGCACGACCTAAACTGACCCCTAGAATGACCACGACACAGGAGGCCATGGCCTAATGGCAACCCTCGTAACGACCGGGCGAGCTGGCCTGGCCGCTTCTGTGGCGGCCCGCGACATCTACCTGGGCGTGGGCGCCGGTAGCTCGACCTGGGACAGCACCGCCACCCCACCCGAAGACATCACCAGCAGCGCACTGATGGCGCCCGTGGGCTACCGCAAGGCCGCCCAGGTGTCGTTCGTGCTGCCCAATGCAGCAGGCTCCATCAGTCTGCCGACCGGCCGCTACGAGGTGAGCGCCACTCAGACGAACTATCTGTACCTGCGCTTCACCCTCGATTTCGAGGATGTGAGCACGGCTACGATCCGCGAGACCGGCATCTTCCTCGACACGGTGCCTGAAGCAGGGCTGCCAGCTGGCCAGATGTTCTTCCTGCCTGGGCAGGTGGACGACCCCGGCACCCTCTACCTGCTGGAGCACGTGGCAGCGATCATCCGCACCCCTGCTACCCGCGAAACCTTCGAGTTCGTCCTGACCTTCTGAGGCCGCCATGACACTGCAGGGCTACTACAACCGCTTCGACGCCTCTAAGCGTTACGACGAGCTTCTGTTCCGGGCCAGCAAGGGCCTGCAATCCGCTGAGCTGAACGAGGTTCAGTCGATCCTCAGCGACCGCGTGCGCAAGATCGCCGACGTGCTGTTCAAGGACGGCGCGGTGGTGCGCGGCGGCAGCGCCAACATCAACGCCCAGACGGGCGCCACCCAGATGGAGGCGGGCGCCGTCTACGTGCTGGGCGGTGTGCGCGAGGTGGCTGCTGCCACCTTCACCATCCCCACCACCGGCAGCCTGCAGATCGGCGTCCGGGTGGTCACCGCCGAAGTAACTGAGCTGGAAGACGCGCAGCTGCGCGATCCGGCCGTCGGCACCCGCAACTACCAAGAGCCTGGCGCTGGCCGCACCCGCCGCCTGGTGACCTGGGCATGGTCTGGCGATGGCCAGCCTGGCGAGTTCTTCAGCGTCTACGCCGTGCTGAACGGCGTGCTGGTGACGCAGGACCTGCCGCCCCAGCTGGACGGTGTGAAGCAGCTGATCGCCCGCTACGACCGCGATGCGAACGGCAGCTACATCGTCAGCGGCCTCAACCTGATTGCGCTGGGCAAGGACGCCACCAGCTCGAATTACGTCTACAGCGCCCAGGAAGGCGTCGCCAACGTCCAGGGCTTCAAGATCGACAAGCCTCAGTCCACCCCGCTGAGCTTCCCCATTGATCCTGACCTGCAGACAATCAACAACGAGCCGCGCGTCAGCACCACCGCTGGCACGCAAACCATCACCACCAGCCGCAAGCCGCTGAGCGTCGTGCAGGACGTGGTGATCACGGCCCAGAAGACCGTCACCCTGACCCACGGCGCCTTCACCGGCGCACGTGACGCGCTGCCTGACACCGCGGTGCTGAGCATCGTTTCGGTCAGCCAAGGCGCCACCACCTACGCCCAGGGCAATGACTACGTGCTGACGGCCGACCAGGTGGACTGGACGCCCAGCGGCGCTGAGCCTGCACCGGGCAGCACCTACTCGGTGACCTACCAGTACCTCACCAGCGTCACCCCCTCCAACATCAACACCGACGCAGGCACCTTCCAGATCACTGGCGCCGTCGTGGGCAGCCTTGTGCTGACCGACTACCAGTGGAAGCTGCCCCGCTTCGACGTGATCGCCCTCGATCAGCAGGGCTACTTCCACCGCGTGAAGGGCGTCAGCTCTGCCTTCAATCCGGTGGTGCCCCTGGTGGCCAGCAACCAACTGCAGGTCGCCTCGATCCGCCACGACTGGCTGAGCACCAGCACCCCGGTGGTGGACAACGACGGCACCCGCGTGGTGCCCATGGCCGAGCAGCGCAAGCTGAAGGATTCGGTGGTGGAGCTTTACAGCCTCATCGCCGATGAGCGCCTGCAGCGGGACATCAGCAGCCGCGAGCCGTCTGCGAAGTACGGCGTGTTCACCGACCCGCTGCTGGACAACGATCTGCGCGATGCAGGCGTGGCCCAGGACGCGGTGATCGTTGGGCAGGAGCTGCAGCTGGGCATCAACGCCACCCCGGTGTTCGCCAGCCAGAACAACAGCACCACGAAGCTGCTGCCCTTTAGCGAGGAGGTGCTGGTGGCGCAGGAGCTGCGCACCGGCCAGATGGCGATCAACCCCTACGCCAACTTCGACCCCATCCCCGCACGGGTGCGCCTCAGCCCGAACATCGACCTGTGGACGGTGTTCGACGATCAGACCACTGCCACCACCCAGCGCATCACCCAGGGCAGCGGCAACGCCAGCAGCACCTCCGTCAGCACTGTCACCCAGCTGCTGCAGGACACCTCGGTGTCGCTGGAGTTCCTGCGCGAGCGCAGCGTGGGCTACACCGTCGAGGGCTTTGACGCAAACGAGGCCCTGCAGATCCTGCGCTTCGACGGCCGCAACATCACCCCGGCTGGCGTGACCGCCAACCTGAGTGGCACCCTGACCGGTTCCTTCAACGTGCCCGCTGGCGTGCCTGCTGGCACCAAGCTGGTGGAGTTCATCGGCAATAACGGCAGCTACGGCGCGGCTGAGTACACCGGCCAGGGAACGCTGCGCATCCGCCGCTGGAACCAGATCACCACGGTGCTCACCCAGTTCTGGTGGCAGAACCGCGATCCACTGGCGCAGTCCTTCACCCTTGACCGCGGCCGCCACATCACTGGCCTGGATCTCAAGTTCGCCGCCAAGGGCAGCAACAACAACCCCGTGGTCGTTCAGATCCGCGAGGGCGACAACGGCTTCCCCACCCAGACGGTGCTGGCCGACGCCATCATCCGCGGCGATCAGATCGTCACGACCAACACCTACGTCCGCGCCGACTTCGGCACCCCGGTCTACCTGGAGGGCGGCACCGAGTACTTCATCGTCCTGCTGACTGACGACGCCACCCATGCGGTGCGCGTGGCCGAGCTGGGCAAGTTCGATTCGGTGGCCAACCGCTTCGTGACGGCACAGCCCTACACCGTGGGCGTGCTGCTGAGCAGCTCCAACGCCAGCACCTGGACGGCGCACCAGGAGAAGGACATGACCTTCCGCCTGGTGGGCGCCAGCTTCACGGCGACCGAGCAGACGTTCAACCTGGGCAGCCTGACGGTCAGCAGCATGACCGATCTGCAGGTGCTGGCCCCGGTGGACCTGCCCACCGATGGCACCTCCGTGCAGTTCCGCTACACCCGCAGCACCGGCGAGGTGTTCACGCTGGCCCCGGGCCAGGCGCTGCAGTTCGAAACCAGCATCAGCGACACCCTGCAGATCCAGGCCGTGCTCCGCGGCAGCAGCATCGCCAGCCCGGTGCTGTTCCCTGGCGTGCAGACGGTGGCTGGCACGCTGGACCAGGCAGCCATCTACCAGGGCCGCCAGTTCCAGGTGGGCAACGGTGGCAGCACCATGCGCGTCGTCTTTGACGCCCTGGTGCCCGGCACCGCAGCCGTCGTGCCCCAGTACGACAAGAACGGTTTCCAGAACATGACTCTCGCAAAGGCCACGCCGCTGGGCGATGGCTACGTGGAGTACGTCTACCAGGACACCGGCATCGTGGGCCTCACCGCCACCAAGGTGAAGCTCAACCTCACCGGCACCCCGGCCCACCGGCCGAAGGTCCGCAACATCCGCGCCGTGATGGTCTGAAGCCATGGCAACTGACAGCCGCACCACAAACAGGAACTACGCCCTCCCGTACCCCTCCAACCTCCTCGCGGAGGACGTGGTGCGGCTGCGGGAGGCGCTGAACCAGATCGACGTGGACATGGCCGCTCGCCCCGAGGCGACGGCCGTCACCGCGCAGATCACCCAGGCCATCAACACCATGGTGGATGGCGCCCCTGGCGCCCTGGACACCCTGAACGAACTGGCCGCCGCCCTGGGCGACGACGCCAACTTCGCCACCACGGTGACCAACGCCCTGGCAGCCCGCCTGCAACTGAGCGGCGGCACCATGACGGGGCCGATTACGCTGGCAGGTGATCCCACGGCGGCGCTCCACGCTGCTCCGAAGCAGTATGTGGACACGCAAATCACCGCCAACAAAGGGGCCAGCATCGGCCTCGCCATCGCCCTTGGATGAGGCTCTAACCCATGGCTGAAACCTTCAACCGGAACAGCGTCAAGCTGACCACCACCAGCATCACCGATGCCTACCAGGCGCCGAACGCTGCCGCGACTGATCGCGCCATCGTGCTGAGCTGCATGGTTGCGAACGTCGATGGCACCAGCTCGGCTGATGTGACGGTGGCAATCACCGATTCCAGCAACACCGAGATCGCCAAGCTGGCCAACACCATCAACGTGCCCGCTGATGCGTCGCTGGAGATCGTGGCAAACAAGGTGGTGCTGAAGCGCGGTGAAAAGCTGCGCGTAACAGCATCAGCCGCCAACCGCCTCGATGTAACCGTGAGCGCTCTGGAGATTGCCTGATGGGTCGCCTCCACCGGGAAAATGGCGGGCTACTGGGAGCAGCTCTTTCCCGTGTAGCAACGGCGGTGAATAGCGCCAACACTTACGCCCCTTTCACGGATACGACTACCATCAAGGGCGGTACATTCGCCGTCACCGGAAGCCCCCCGGTAGTGAATGGCGGATTGCAATTCACGGGCTCTAACTACGTCACGACGACATTCCCGAGCTTCAGTGCTCAGGGGACATGGACGCTGGATTTTTTCTATCGCACAACCACAACAACTGTTGGCGGCCAGGGCTACATCAGCCAAGGCACCTTCGGCACTTCTTCGGGCCCAGTCGAGCTGGCTTTCTTTACGCTGTCTGGTGATGCTGGCGTTTACAGCAACACTGGCTGGAGCCATCAGCGTTCGGGCGTCAACGTCGCCAACGGTGCGTGGCGGCACCTAATGCTGTCCTCTAGCAATGGCGTTGGCACGTTCTACGTGGATGGGATTGCGCGGATCAGCAGCCTGGCAATGCCAGCATTGACATTTGATCGCTTCTATTGGGGTCAATACATGCTCGCCGTTGGCAGCTATCCTGCCATGGGTGAAATCAAAGACGCACGCCTTACTCTTGGCCAAGCGTTAACAACAGTTCCCGACTACTCAAAGACACAGCCGCCGTCAGGCATTCATCAGATCGGTACAGCCAGCGAACTGTTATTTGTCCCAAGCGAAGCGAGGAGCGCGTGGGAGTATTTGCAGGCCAACCCTGGCGCGGCAAGTGGCGTCTATCAGCTCGTTATCAATGGCGCATTGCGCTCGGTTTACTGCGACATGACGACGGACGGCGGCGGCTGGATGCGTGTGGTCAACATGACCGCAGTCAACAGCAGCCCAACGCTAGCTGGTACAACCGGCGCAGCTGGAGATCCATCCAGTGCGCAGGGCAAGTGGAGCGATGCCGACATCAACTGGGCCATCAGCAATGCACCGCGCCCGAGTTGGCAGGCACGCCCCGTGCTCCGCATGAACTCTGGCAGCCTGGTTGATTTCTTCGATGGCTCGCAACGAGCTTTCAGTGCCAGTGCTGGCGGTGCGATTGACCGTGGGTGGGGCACCTACGCTGAGGTCACAAGCGCTCCAAACGCTCCGCCATACAGCGGCTCAAACCTGACCGCTAACTACAACCATGGAATGCTCGCCAGTCACAGCAACTGGGGGGACAGCATAATTGGCCCCATGAGCCCAACTCGTGACGCTTTCTATAACGGGCTCGACGCACCTGGCACCATCTGGATCCGTTGAACCATGAGCTACATCGGCGCAAAACCATCGGGCCGTAGCGGCATCTGGCTTCCTGAAGCGGTGCGGCGCCGTCGCGCTGCTGGAAGATGGGGCGGCATCGCGGCAACAGGCGGCGTTGCCACAGACGTGGCGATCAACGGCATCACCTACCGCGTTCACACGTTCCTTTCGTCAGGCACGTTTAGCGTCGATTCCGATGGCGCTGTTGATGTGCTTGTCGTTGCTGGCGGCGGCGGCGGCGGCCGTTCATACGCTGGCGGTGGCGGTGGCGGCGGCGTGGTCTATCGCGCTGGGCACTCCGTTGCGGCTGGCGCAATCAATGTCACCGTTGGCGCTGGCGGTGTGACAAACACCACCAACGCCAACGCCACCAATGGCGGCAATTCTGAATTCGGCTCACTGATTGCCCTGGGCGGTGGCGGTGGCGGCATCTACTGGAACAATTCAGTGGGCGCTGGTAGCGCAGGCGGCTCTGGCGGCGGTGGCGCTATTGGATTCTCATCTGGTGGCTCTGGCGGGCCCGGCGGCGCTGCAACGCAGCCAACTTCGGCCTCAGGCGGCTACGGCAACGCAGGCGGCACTGGCTACCACCTCAACCCGTCCTATCCCGCAGGCGGCGGCGGCGGCGCTGGCGGCCCTGGCGAGAACGGCGTCAACGGTGTGCGCGGTGGCAATGGCGGCATCGGCATTGCCTTCGACATCAGCGGCACCACCACCTACTACGGCGGCGGCGGTGGCGGCGGTTCATACCAAGTCGGCGGAGGCACGGGCGGCGCCGGTGGTGGCGGTAACGGCGGCGCTCAAAACGTTGCAGGCTCCAACGCCACCGCAAACACAGGCGGTGGCGGTGGCGGTGGCGGCGGCGATGCAACCGGCACTGGCGCCAACATGCCTGGCGGCGCTGGCGGCTCCGGCATCGTGATTGTTCGCTACATCTTGAGCTAATGGCCGTCCGTAGCAAGACCGGCACCGCTCGCATTGAGCATCAGCCCGGCCCACCGAAAACAACTCGTCAAGGCTTCGGCCAACGTTCACGCCCACGCCGCAGAGGCCGCAAGCCCCTGCGGGGCCAGGGCCGCTGAGCACCCCTAGAATCATCCCGAGGAGGACCACTCAACCATGACCACCACCTTCCTGCACGGTGTCGAGGTCCTGGAGCTGGACACTGGCATTCGGCCGATTCGCACTGTGCGGTCGGCGGTCATCGGCCTGGTGGGCACAGCCCCGGACGCAGATCCCACCGTCTTCCCGTACAACGAGCCTGTCCTGATTGCAGGCAGTCGCGCCAAGGCTGGCCAGCTGGGCAGCGAGGGCACCCTGCCTGCTGCCATGGACGGCATTTTCGACCAGGTGGGCGCCACCGTGGTCGTGGTGCGCGTGGAGGAGGAAGCCACCGAGCTGGCCACCATGGCCAACGTGGCTGGCAACTCCACGGCCTACTCGGGCGTCTACGCCCTGCTGAAGGCTGAAAGCGAGCTGGGCGTCACCCCCAAGGTGCTCATCGCCCCTGGCTTCACCCACCAGCGCATCGAGGACAGCGCCAACCCTGGCAGCTACCTGGTGAACCCGGCAGTGGCTGAGCTGCTGGGCATTGCCCAGGACAGCGTGGGCCTGGGCGAGCGCCTCCGCGCCGTGGTGATCGCCGACGGCCCCAACACCACTGATGCTGCTGCGCAGGATTACGCCGCCGACCATGGCAGCGACCGCCTGTACGTGGTGGACCCGTGGGTGCGCGTGCTGTCTGGCACCAACTTCGTGGACCAGCCCGCCAGCGCCCGCGTGGCTGGCATCATCGCCCGCGTCGATGCTGAGGTGGGCTTCTGGGAATCGCCCTCGAACAAGCTCATGCAGGGCATCAGCGGCATCAGCCGCCCCGTGCCCTTCGCCCTGGGCGACGCCAACAGCGCCGCCAACCTGCTGAACGAGGCCAAGGTGGCCACGATCATCCGCGAGCAGGGCTACCGCCTGTGGGGCAACCGCAGCACCAGCGCCGACAGCAAGTGGGCGTTCCTGAGCGTGCGCCGCACTGCGGACATGATCAACGAGTCGATCCTGCGCAGCCACCTGTGGGCTGTGGACCGGTGCATCACCCGCACCTACCTGCAGGACGTGTCCGAAAGCGTGAACGAGTACATGCGCTCGCTCAAGGCTCGTGGCGCGATCCTCGGCGGTGAGTGCTGGGTCGATCCCGAGGCCAACAACCCTGGCAACATCGCCAACGGCCAGGTGACTTTCGACTTCGACTTCACCCCTTGCTACCCGGCCGAGCGGGTGACCTTCCGGTCGGTGCTGACCAACGGCTACCTGACCGAGCTGCTCACTTCCAACTGAGGCCTGACCGATGGCACTTCCTAAGATCCTTCGCAACTTCAGCCTCTACGTGGACGGCATCGGCTACGCCGGGCGCGTCACCGAGGCCACCCCTCCCACCCTGTCGGTGCAGACCGAGGAGTTCCGTGCCGGTGGCATGGACGCCCCGGCTGAGATCGACATGGGCCTGGAGGCCATGGAGCTGGCGTTCACCCTGGCCGAGTACGACCCGGCTGTGCTGCGCAAGTTCGGCCTCCTGGATCAGTCCGCTGTCCAGGTAGCCCTGCGCGGCGCCATGGTGGACAACGGCACCGACGCCACGCCCATCGTCATCAACGGCACTGGCCACTTCAAGGAGTTCGACCCCGGCAACTTCACCGCTGGTGAGGCCACCGAGGCATCGTTCACTATGGGCCTGCGCTACTACCGTCTCACCATCGACGGCAACGTGCTGCACGAGGTGGATGTGGTGAACATGACCCGTATCATCAACGGTGTGGATCAGCTCGCCTCGATCCGCACCGCCATCGGGATCTGACACCTAGATGAAGAACCGACCCACTACCCCTATTGACCTCGAATACCCCGTCACTGTTGACGGGGTTGAGGTCTCAACCCTCGCTATGCGTCGGCCCACTGTGGCCGACCAGCTGGCTTTCGAGGAAGGCAAAGGCAGCGAGGCACGGCGCACCATTGCGCTGATGGCCAACCTTTGCGACGTGCCTCCCAACTCAATTCAGCAGCTGGATGCCTCCGACTTCCAGAAGCTGGCTGAGGTGCTCAAGGGTTTCAACGAGCCCCAGCAGGAGAGCTGAGGCGCGTCTGCGTGATCGTCGCCAAGCTGACCGGCTGGGGCCTGGCAGACCTGCTCGCCTGCACCGTCGAAGAACTGCTGGAATGGCATAAGGCGGCCGCCAAGGTCGAACAGGAGATCGCCTCCAAAATCCGCAAGAGGTAAGCCATGGCAGGCGCGGCCAGCAAGATCACAGTCGAGATCGGCGGCCGGATAGCGGCCAGCCTTACGAAGTCGCTGCGGGATGCTCAGCGCCAGGTCAGCACCCTGGGCCAGAACATCAACCGCAGCATGGCTGCGGCCTCGCGTGGCTTCAAGGGCGCGTTCAAGGATGATGCTTTCCAGCTGGCGGCAACCGCTGCCGCTGGCATCGGCCTGGCGCTGAACAACAGCGTCAAGGCAGCCAGCACCTTCCAGGGTGTACTGACGGACATCGGCAAGACCAGCGGCGCCACGAACAGCGAGCTGAAAGAGCTGGGCGCCCAGCTGCGCGGCCTGTCGATCCGCAACCGCACCAACCTGGCGCCCAACGTGCTGGCCGAGGGCGTGCAGGATCTGGTGGCCCAGGGCCTGGACCTGAAGGATGCTGTGGCGTCCATCGAGGCGCTGGGCAGGGTGGCCACTGCCACCGGCTCGCAGCTGACCGACGTTACGAAGACGGGCTTCCAGCTGCAGAACGCCCTCAAGATCAAGCCCACCGAGCTGAAGGCCACCTTCGACGCGCTGGCCTACGCCGGTAAGCAGGGCGCCTTCGAGCTGAAGGACATGGCCCAGTTCATGCCGACCATTGCGGCGGCAGCTGGCAGCCTTGGCATCGAGGGCCGCAAAGGCGCCGTCAGCCTGGCCGCCATGATGCAGATGGTGCGCAAAGACGCGCCGGATGCGGGCCAGGCAGCAACGCGCCTCACGGACGCGATGCTGAAAATGACCGCGCCGCAGACGGTCAAGAACTTCGAGAAGTTCGGCGTCGATATCGAGCGCGTGCTCAAGGATGCGCAGAAGAACGGCATCAACCCCATGGAGGCTGCGCTCGACACCTTGTTCAAGGTGACGGGCGGCGACAGCTTCAAGCTGGGCGAAATCTTCGGCGACAAGGAGGCCAAGCTGGCCCTCATGTCGCTCATGAAGTACCGCCAGGAGTACACCAAGCTCCGGGACGAAGCGGGCGGCAGCGCAGCAGCTGGCACGGTTGACCAGGACTACCTGCGCAGCATCGACACCTTCCAGGGGCGCCTGACCACGTTCCAGAACTCGATGCAGAACCTGGGCATCGTGGTGGGCAATGCCCTGATGCCTCCACTGGCGGCGCTGGCTGACATGCTGACCCCCATCTTTGAAACCATCGGCCGCATGGCCGACCAGTTCCCAACCCTCACCGGCGTGGTGGTGGGCCTGGCCGCGGCCTTTGTCGGCCTGGTAGCTGTGGCCCCCTTCATCGCCTCGCTGATGAGCGTGGCCAGCGGCCTGGGCATCACCCTGGGCGGCATCGCTGCGGTGGCCACCGGCCCCATCGGCCTGACCATCGCCGCCATCATCGGCATCGGCACCGCCCTAGTGATCGCCTACGACAAGGTGGGGTGGTTCCGGGCTGCGGTGAATGCCGCCTGGGCCTCGATCAAGCAAGCCTTTGCGGGCCTGGTGACTTACCTGGGCGGCGCCTGGAAGTTCTTCACTGGCCTGTTCACGGGTGATGTGGGCCGCATGAAAGAGGGCTTCAACCAAGCCCTCAGCGGCATCGGCATGATGTTCAGCGCCTGGACCAGCTGGCTGGGCACCGTGTGGAACGGCGTCACCAGCACCATCCAGGCCGCCTTCCAGGGCGCCGTGGCTGGCGTGCGGGCGATCTGGCAGGGCCTGGTGACCTTCTTCCAGGGCCTGGTGACGCAGATCGGCGCCGTGTTCCAGGGCGTGGGCGCCACCATCATGGCGGTGATGTTCCCGATCCCCACGCTCATTCTGGGCGTGTTCGGCCAGCTGCCCCCGGGCGTGCAGGGCGTGTTCAATCAGGTGGTCGCCGTCATCCGTGCGGTGCCTGGCCAGCTGGCGGACGTGGGCGGGGCGATCATCCAGACGATCATCAACGGCATCAAGGCCAAGGCGGCCGAGATGTACGCCGTGGTGAAGGAGACCTTCGCCAAGGTGCGCAACCTGATGCCGTTCTCGGACGCCAAGGAGGGGCCGTTCTCAGCCCTGACCAAGAGCGGCAAAGCGATCATTGGCACCCTGGCCACCGGCGTGGCCCTGGCATCGCCGCGCCTGAGCGAGGCCATGGATGCTGCTGCAGCTGGCGCCATGCGGGCCCTGGGCGGCGCTGACGGCGCGATGCCTGGCCTGGCCCTGGCCGGTGCCGGTGGGCCTGGCCTGACGGCTGCGGGCGTGCCGGTGCGGTCGCAGCCCATGGTGCCCAACTACGGCGGCAGCCTGGACGTGCCAGCGCCGCGGCCTGCGGGCGCCTACGGCGGCGCCAGCATGGGGATGACCATGAGCCCTACCGTCAACGTGAACGTCACCAACGCCAACGCCACGGCCGACGACATTGCCGACAAGGTGATGCGGGTGTTCAACGACATGCTCGGCGAGGCCGAGGCCAGCGTTCGCGCCTTCCTGAATGACTGACCATGGCAGCTGAAATCCTTATGACCCTGGGCGGCTTCCAGTTCGCCATCAACACCGCGGCCCACGACAGCCTGCAGCGCGAAACCGCCTACCGGTGGGAGCAGCAGGACCGCCTGGGCCGTGAGCCCGCCATGCAGTTCATCGGCGCAGGCAACGAGAAGATCAGCCTCCAGGGCCGCATCTACCCGCACTTCCGCGGCGGCCTGGGCCAGCTCAACACCATGCGCCAGATGGCGGGCGAGGGCGAGCCGCTGCAGCTGATCGACGGCCTGGGCAACGTGCTGGGCCAATACTGCATCACCCGCATCGTGGAGGGGCAGCAGGCCTACGTGGGCCCAGGTATCCCCCGGCGCATGGACTTCGCCATCGAACTGGAACGCTACGGTGCAGATCAGCTGGCCGGTAACGGCGGCGATGGCAGCGGCGGCGGCGGCTGGTTCGGCTCTTTCTTCGGACTGTTCACCTGATGGCCCAGACCTACCTGACCCAGCAAGACGACGAGCTGGACGAAATCTGTCACCGCTACTACGGCTACAGCCGCGGCGCGGTGGAGGCCGTGCTGGCGCTGGAGGCGAACCGCGAACTGGCGCAGCTGCTGCCGGTGCTGCCCGAGGGCGTGCGGGTGGTGCTGCCAGACATTGCGCCGCCTACACCGGCGCCCAGGCTGCGGCTGTGGAGCTGATCCATGAAGCCAGCCTTCCGCGTCATCAGCAGCGGCAACGACATCACTCAGCAGATCGCTGACCGGCTGCTCAGCATCCGGGTGCAGGACGAGGCCGGGCAGAAGTCGGACACGGTGGAGCTGACCCTGGACGACCGGGGCCAGAACCTGCCGCTGCCCGAGGAGCAGACCGAGCTGAAGGTCTACCTGGGCTACAGCCACGATGGGAACACGCCCCAGGAAATGGGCACCTACGTGGTGGATGAGGTGGAGTTCAGCCACCCACCGGCCACGGTGCGCGTGCGGGCCAAGGCCATGGAGGCCAGCCCCACCTTCAAGCAACCGAAGACCAGGGCCTGGCACGACAAGACCATCGGCCAGATCGTGCAGCAGATCGCTGGCGAGCACGGCCTGACGGCCCAGGTGCACGGCAACTACCGCAGCCGCAAGATCGACCACATCGACCAGACCGAGGAAAGCGATGCGCACTTCCTGACGCGCCTGGCCAAGCTGCACGGCGCCACCAGCAAGCCCGCCGAGGGGATGCTGGTGTTCATCCCGCAGGGCGCCGGGGTGTCGGTGCAGGGCAAGAACCTGCCTGCCGCCAACGTCAACGTCCAGGAGGTGAGCAACTACCGGGCCACGGTGAAGGAGCGGGGCCGCTACCGCACGGTGAAGGCGAAGTACATGGACAAGGAGACCGGCACCGAAAAGACGGTGGAGGCGCCGGTGCCTGGCGCTGGGCTGTCGCTGTTCGGCGACCGCTCCACCGTCTACCAGGACCGCAAGCTGTACCCGAGCAAGGAGGAGGCCGAGCAGGCCGCCAAGGCCATGGGCGTGCAGCTCACCTCCGGCACAGTGACAATCGACTTGACCTGCGCGGGGCGGCCTGACATTTTCGCTGAACGCCCCATTGCTCTGACCGGCTTCCGCAACCCGCTGAACGCCACCTGGGTGATCCAATCGGTCACCCACGAGTACTCAGGCAAGGGCTACACCACGAAAATCACATGCGGCACAGGCGGCAGCGCAGCCACGGGCAGCGCATGAGCACCTTCCGTAGACTTGCTCGGTAAGGGGCCCCCGCCATGCCAGAACAGCAGGAAGTCTCACACCTGGAGATCTACAAACTCCTGATCGAGGTGAAGACCACGCTGGACATGGCGTTGAAACAGCGGGCCGAGGACAAGGACCGCGACGACACCGAGAAGGCAGATATTTTCAAGCGGCTGGGCGTGCTGGAGAACCGCATGGCCCAGGTAGTCATCCTGGCGGTGGCCGCCAGCATCGTGATCCCGTTCATCGTGACAGCTGCTGCACCGCGCCTACACTTCGGCCAGGCCGCCGCGGTCAGCCAGGAGCGATGAGCCAGATCAAGCTCGAGGAGTTTTTCAGGTTCTACCGGGGGCTGCCCCACCAGCAGGCAGCCGTGCAGCAGCTCCAGGAGGCGATGCCAGCCTCGCTGCTGAAACCCGATGCAAGCTGGATCGAGACGTACCGGGCGGCAGGAAAGCAGCCCGCCAAGGCGCCGCCCAGCAACCCGCTGCGGGTGCCCTACTACATGCAGCGCGACAGCGCCACGAAGCACGCCCTGCGCATGTGCTTCAGCAGCAGCTGCGCCATGCTGCTGGAGGCCCTACGCCCTGGCACCCTGGCAGGCCCCAATGGCGACGACGCCTACCTGGGCCGGGTGCTGCGCTACGGCGACACCACCGACAGCGGCGCCCAGCTCAAGGCCCTGGCCAGCTACGGCGTGGAGGCCCGCTTCGTGCAGAACGCCACCTGGCGCACGGTGGTGCAGCAGATCGACAAGGGCATCCCCGTGCCCCTGGGCTTCCTGCACCACGGCCACGTCAGCCAGCCCGGTGGTGGCGGCCACTGGCTGTGCGCCATCGGCTACGACGGCGACGAGGCGCTGATTGTGCACGACCCGTTCGGCGACTGCGACCTGGTGAACGGCCGATACGTGAACAACTGGGGGGCGCGGCTGCGCTACTCCCGCAAGAACTTCGGCCCCCGCTGGATGGTGGAGGGCGAAGGGACGGGCTGGGCGATCATCGCTAGCCTTTGAGGAGCACTGCTATGGAATTCATGGAAGCTACCCATCTGGAATACATCGGCCTGGCCCTATTCGTGGCCAGCGAAATCGTCGGCATGAGCAAGCTCAAGTCGAACAGCGTCCTGCAGCTCATGCTGATGGCGGCCCGCCAGGCCTTCCCCTACAGCCGCAAGACCAGCAACAACCCGCTCGACAAGATCCTGGGGAAGTAGCCCATGGACCGGGCAGCAATGATCAGGCAGCTTCGCCTCCACGAGGGGGAGCGCCTGAAGCCGTACCGGTGCACCGCCGGAAAGCTCACCATCGGCGTCGGCCGAAACCTGGACGACCGCGGGATCAGCGCCGCTGAATCCGCCTACCTGCTGGGCAACGACATTGACCATCACTGGCGCGAGCTGGTGAAGGCGCTGCCGTGGGTGGAGCAGCTGGACGAGGTGCGCCAGCGCGTGCTGCTGGATATGGCCTTCAACCTGGGCATCGGCGGCCTGCTGGGCTTCAAGAACACCCTCGCCACCATCAAGGGCGGCAACTACCGCAAGGCTGGCGAAATGATGCTCGACAGCAAGTGGGCCGGGCAGGTGGGGCAGCGTGCTGACCGCCTGGCGGTGATGATGGCCACCGGCAAGGACCCCACCTTCAGCGTGGTGCGGCCGTGAACTACCGGCAGGGCCGCTTCGACGTGATCGTCGGCGGCGTGCTGCGCAGCTACCAGCGGTGGGATGATCTGCCCGACGTGTTCGACCAGCTCGTGCGCTTCGAGCCGGACATCCCGCCGCCACCCCACACCCCCGAGCAACATGCCGGGATCGAGGCCTGGGATGCCAGGCTGCAGGAGCTGCTAAGGACGCACCATGCCAGCCGCAACCCGCGTGGGTGACCCGGACGTGCCGCACTGCTCGCCCATGGTGCGGGCCCGCGGCAGCCACGACGTGTTCATCAACGGCAGGCCCTGGTCGCGCCAGGGCGATCCCAACACCCCGCACCTGCTGCCGGGCAACCCGTGCCCCACCCACAGCGCACCCATCGCCATTGGCAGCCGCACCGTGCGCGTCAACGGCAAGGGCGGCGGCAGGGTGGGCGACGCCATCATCGGCTGCACCAGCGTGGCGGTGGGCAGCCACGACGTGTTCGCGGGCTAGACGCCCAGCGACGTGCCGATGCCATCCACCACACGCTTTGCCACCTGGTCCATGAGGTGGGCGTAGCGGGCCGTCGTCTGCGGGCTCTGGTGCCCCAGCAGCTGGCCCACCACGGCCAGCTCGTAGCCGTCGCTCAGCACCTCGCTGGCGAAGTGGTGGCGCAGGTCGTGCACCCGCAGGTGACCCAGGCCTGACAGCTCCAGCAGGGCCAGCCACATCTTCCGGTAGCTGGTCATCGGCTTGTCCGGGTCTTCGCCCGGGATCAGCCAGGGCGTGGGAGCGTTCTGATGGCGCTGCAGCTCGCGCAGGATCTCCACGGCCCGGGGCCCCAGCTGCACCAGCAGCGGCTCGTTCGTTTCGTCGCCCGTCTTGTGCTCCTCGGGCGGCACCACCATCAGGCCCCGCTCCCAGTTCACCCACTCCCACCGGGCCTCCATGACGTTGCGCAGGCGGGCGCCGGTGAGCAGCAGCAGGCGCACCATCTGGCCGAAGCGCCAGCGGATGGTGCCCGCGCCGTACCGGGCCTCCCACAGCGCCAGCCCGGCCCGCAGTTTTTCCAGCTCCTCGACGCTTAGGTAGCGGATGCGCTTCCGCTCGCCGTGCGCTTTCACGCCCTTGCACGGGTTCGTGTTCCGCGGCCGCACGCCCCACTGCTCAGCCAGGTCCATGGCCTTGCTCAGCACTTCCAGGGCGCGGTTGGCGGTGATCTTCTTCGGGTGCTCGCGGTGCCAGCGGCGCACGGCCTCATGGGTGAGCAGCACTACCTTCGTGCGCTCGCCCAGGCCCGGCAGGATGTGGTTCTTCCAGTAGCCCCGGTCGTTGGCGGCGCTGCGCTTCCCGCTGGCGTGCTCCTCCATGTAGCGGTCGCGCAGCTCAGCCAGGGTGGCGGCCTTGCGCAGGGCCCGGGCCTCAGCGGTGGGGTCCTTGCCCTCGCGCACCTGGGCCAGGGCCTCGCGGGCCAGGCGGCGAGCATCATCAGGCGTCAGCTCCACCGGCGTGCCCAGCTTCATTTCGCGCTGCACCCCGTCGATGGTGCGGTGGCGCAGGTAGTAGGTCTTCGCCCCGGTGGGCGTGACCAGCAGGGTGAGGCCTGGCACCAGGCTGTCGTTCAGGCGGTAGCGTTTGGCCTGCGGCTGCGCCTGCTCAACACCGGTTTTCGTCAGCTTCATTCCCTGCCTCCAGTCCCACACCGTTCCCACACCATTCCCACAAAATGGCGGGATTGGTGGTGATGTAGCAGGAAGCTGGGCCGGTAGCAATCACGCAATATCAAAGGCTTAAGGATGCCGGAGTATCTGCAAGGATGCCGGGTGCTCAGGCTCATAACCTGAAGGTCGTAGGTTCAAATCCTACTCCCGCAACCAAGCAAAACGCCGCTGGCCCAATGGGTTAGCGGCTTTTTTGTTGCCCAGGCCCAGGGCCTCCAGCAGCCCCAGTCCCACACCATTCCCACAGCAGTCAGGCATCCCGCCGGTAGGCCGAGTGGTTCTCGGCGTGGGTGCGCCGCCGGTGGCAGTTGCAGCACCGCACGTCACACTTCGCCACCTCCTTGGCCAGCCTGGCCGGGCCGCACCCGTCGCTGGCCATGCGGCTCACGTTGGCCAGCTTCGTGGCCGGGTCGCGGTGATCAAACTCCAGCACCCGCACGTCGGCCTCGCCGCAGTCCACGCATGGGTGGCTGCGCAGGTACTCCTTCAGCCACAGCCGTGCTCGCACCTTGGAGCGCCGCTTGTATTCCGCCAGCTGGCGCCGCCGCTGTTCTCGGTCCATTGCCACCGGCAGCGCAGGCACCCCTCGCCATGCTAAGGGCGCTCAACCTGCCAACCGGCGTCGCGCACACTACCCTGAGCCCATCCCATCGCTCTGGGCTCATGGCGTGGCTGAACTTCGGGCTGCCCCTGGAGGAGGAGTGGGAAGTGGAGAAGCAGGCCCGGGCCATCCGCGACTGCGACGACATCGACAAGCTGCGCGACGTTGCCGAGCAGGCGTTCAGGGCCTGGGTGCAGCAGACCGACATCGTGGGGCAACTTATCCAGCAGCTGGCCGATGCCGAGGCGCTGCTGGCGCAGGCTGGCATCGGTGAGCCGGTGGATGAGGAGTACCTGGAGTGGGCCCGCAGCCTCTACCCCGACGCCTGGCGCTCGGGGCAAAGCTGATCGGCGTACAGGTGCGCCATCCACAGGTCTTCGCAGTAGCGGCACACAGCGCCACCGGGCGAGCAGACGCGGTAGTACAACTCGCCCCGGTCGTTCTGCAGGGCCTCGATGCAGCGGCCGTCATCGAAGCTGCTGCTGCTGAGGATGGTGGGCTGGCTCACTGCTGCGGTTCCATGGCCTCTGCCATTCTGCGGGCCTCGGCCAGGGCGTCGCTGCGGGTGAGCAGCGGCAGGCCCCAGTGCACCACCCGGCCGTCGTGCACCCATGGTGAGAACCAGGTGTCCACACCAGCTGCACGCGGGTGCACCCCGTAGCAGGGGTGCCGCTGGCCCTGGTAGCAGGGCGCCTCCGCGAGGATCACCGCTCCAGCCCGTTGAGGCGGTCGGCCACCAGCTGGGCGTAGCCCGCGATGTCGTGCCAGCTGTCGGCGTAGTCGGGGTCGCCGTTCAGGATGCGGCCGATCTTGTGGCAGATCATGTCCAGGGCTTCCTGCTGGTCCGGGGCCAGGTGGTTGCCGCAGCTGCCATCCGGCCTGGTCCTGCGGATGGGCGTGTGATCGGAAATCACCTGCTTTAGTTCCTGGGTGATGCGGGCGTGGCCGGTGAAGGCCCCGTACCGCTGGCCCCGCTCCTGCAGGGTGGCTGAAATGTCGGTGGTCATCCCTTGCTCCCCATCACAGTGCGGTCGCCGTTGTAGCGGCCGGTCAGCGCATAGCTCCGCTGCGGCCTGCTGCTCATCACCAGGAACTTCATCTGGCCGATGGGCATCCGGTGCCAGATCGGCACCGCGTGCAGGCGGCGCACGTTCTTCAGCTCCATGGTCAGCACTGAGCCGTGCCAGCCCGGGTCACACCACCCGGCCAGCAGGTGCTGGATGCCCTCGCGGGCCCGGCTGCTCTTGAGCACGAACTGAGCCGCCACGTGGTCAGGCAGGTTGAACACCTCCTTGGTCTCGGCCAGCACGAAGTGCCCGGGCTTCAGCAGGTACGGCTCCCAGGGCGTGGTGCGGCTGATGTCCACGGTGCGCAGCTGGCGGCTCCAACGCTGCTCCACCTGCAGCCGGGCGCCCAGGCGCACGTCCAGGCTGGCGGGGTTGATGGCCCCCGGGTGGTAGTTCTCCACCATCTGCTGGCCTTCGATCAAGGCCCGGATTTCCCAGTCGGCCAGGATCACTGCTCGGCCTCCTGCTGTGCATCTGTAGGGGCGACGAGCTTGCCGCCCTGCACGGTGAAGCCCGCGAGCACCCTGTAGACATCCTCAGAGCTGAACCTGCTGTAGCGGGGCTTGCCCGGGGGCGTTTGCAGGCTTGCCCGGGCAGCGTCAATCAGGCGGATCACTGGGCCACCTCCACCGAGCAGGGAGCGGCATCGGGGCGGGCGTATTCGGCGGCGAGGCCGGTGTAGAGGCTGTGCATGGGATGGTCGTGATTGTGCCGCCCGTCTAGGGCGTACCAGGCATCGAGCTGTTCCTGGCGGGCCAGCTGCTCGACGGGGTTGCAGTCGGGGTTCATCAGGGTGCGGGGGTCAGGGTGCTAGGCGGGCCTTGGCCCACCGGTTGCGGCGATACCAGTCGGCCACCTGCGGGGCCCATGCCAGGAACTCGGGCCACAGCAGGTCGCACAGCTGGCGGATTTCCAGCTGGGCGTCCTCCTTGGCCCGCAGGTCCAGGAAGTGCATCAAGGCCCGCAGGCTGAAGCTGGCCACGAAATGCTGCCGGAAGTCGAAGGGCACCATGCCGCGGGCGTGCTCCTCGGACAGGCCGAAGCGTTCCACGGCCGTGGCGTAGTTCGCCACCAGCCTGGTGGCCACCTCCAGGTACTGCTGCCGCATCGCCTCGCTGTAGAGGTATCGCTTGCCTTGGCGGTCGGTGTAGGCGCCAGGCGGGCGCAGGTAGATCACGTCCTCCACGTCCAGCTCGCCAGCGGCCGCGGCCTGCAGGCGCTTGCCGGTGTACCGGCCGGACTGCACGTCGAAGCTCACGCCCACCCGATGGGTGCGGGCCTGCTGCATGACGCTGTGCGGGAACCAGCCGCAGTTCACCACCAGCTGGGCGTGCTCCAGCGGGCCGTAGTGGCCCCGGTGCCCGGCCAGCAGGTGCTTCACCAGCAGCTCACCAGCCCGCTCCTCGCTGGGCCAGGTGGTGGGATCGACGCCCACGAAATCCTCGCTGTAGTCCTGGTGCATGGCCGCCCAGCAGGTGCGCTGGGGGTAAGGGGTGGCGGCAAGGGTCACCACCCGGAAGCGGGCGTCAGGCATCAGGCGGGATAGGGCGTCGGGACAGGTGGATCTGGGGCAGGCGCCACTCGGCGCCCAGGCAATCGGCCACCAGGTAGTGGGGCAGCAGGCCGTGCTGCGGGTCGTATTCCAGCACCCGCACGGGGGCGGCCTGGGGCCAGCCGCGCACGTAGGCCAGGTCGCCCGGCTTGAAGCGCCAGGGGTGGGCGTTCAGGAGGCGGATGTTCATGGCAGGGCTCGCACTTCGGTGGACAGGCCCCAGCACAGCTTCAGCAGCTGCTGGCGGTCGATGGCCTCGTCAAGGCTGGGCGTCGCCCAGGCAGCCTGGGGCCCATCGCACAGCAGCATCGGGTTCGGCACCAGCTGGGTGGGGTCGTGGCGCTTGTCCACGCTCACCCACTCGCGGCCACGGATCAGGCCGTACATCACTTGCCTGCCTCCAGCCCCGCGGCCTGCAGCTGGGCGCAGGCGGCCTGGACGCCCGCCTGGCAATCCCGCCGGGTCATGTCGTCCAGAGTGGTGGTGAGGCAGTAGAAGAACCCGGCAGCCAGAGCCAGACACAGGGTGGTCGCAGTGGCGGTCGCACGCATGGTAGGTGTGGGGTAGGTGTTCGTGAAGTGGGCCCCGCAGCGGGGGCCCGGTGCAGGGTCAGCGGCGCAGCTCCTGCAGCTGGGCCAGTCGGTCCAGGGCGTCCTGGCTCACGGCGCCCAGGCGCTCCAAGCATTCCAGCCGCACCGTCTTGTCGGCGGTGAGGCTGCCGATCAGGCCGATCAGCAGGCCCGGCTCCAGCTCGGCGGCCTTGAGGGCCAGCTTGCCCCAGGCCTCGCAGGGGATCTGGTGAACCTGCTCGCCGCGCTGCACCACAATGTCGAAGCGGGCGCGGGTGGCGCCGCTGGGGAACTCGATCAGTTCCACCAGGCTGTTCCGGCCCACGAGGGTGAGGCTGTTGATGGTTGCCATGGCTGGCTCCGGGGTAGTGGGCGTCGCCGCCCTTGCCCCCGAAGAATGGCCCAGGGCCGGGGCCACGGAAGGGGGCTGTTGCAATCGTTCACAATGGGCAGGGCGCCTAGCATTCGCGCAGCAGGACACGGCCGATGCAGGCGCGGATCGAAGGCACCGAGCTGGTGCCCGCTCGTGTTGCCCGCCACCGGTTTCGCCACGGCATTTTCGAGGCTTGGGCGCATCGCTGCGCCTATTGCGGCGAGGTGGCGGCCAGCCTGGACCACGTGCTGCCGAAGGCCCGGGGCGGCATGACGGTGCCCAGGAACCTGGTGCCCGCGTGCCTCAGCTGCAATCGGCGCAAGGGGCACCGCGAGGTGTTCAGCTGGTGGCGTGAGCAGCCCTACTGGGAGGAGGCCGCGCAGGAGCGGCTGATCGAGTGGCTGCGCGGTCACCTGTCCGGGGCGTAGATGGCGCAGTCGGCGGCGAAGGCAGGCCCCTCCTCTAACGGGTCGGGGTAGCCCATGGTGCACCGCTCGTTCCAGTGCTGGCAGGCGTAGCAGCTGGGGCCCTCGCCAGGCTTCGGCTTCGGCGCAGGCTTCTGCCACCTGGCGATCTCGGGGTGGACGTTGGCGCGGATGATGCCCAGGCGCACCTGGCGCACGGTTTCGGGGCTGCGGCCCATGGCCAGGGCCAGGGTGCGGTGCCCCTGCTGGCTCAGCAGGATCTGCTTCACCTCGGCGGCGGTGAGCGGCGGGCGCTGCGTCATGGGCTTGCCTTTTGGCGCACCACCACGGCGGCCGGGCGGTTCGCCGTCGTAGCTGGTCCACCGGAAGCCGCAGGCCTTGCAAGCATGGCGGCGGCGTCTACCGGTGCTGTTCTTCCTGGATTCGAGGACCTCGGTGTCGGTGCTGTGGCAGTTCTGGCAATCCATGGGGTGAAAGAGGGGCCGGGCCTCCGATGCCTCCGGCTGCGGTGGACGCGCTACCCCTAACGCAATCCACAGGAGGCGCTCGCCCTTACGGGTGGAGCCGACCCGGCTGTCGGCAGGTTAGGTCAGGGGTGTGATGCGTGAGTCAGGCCAGCGGTTCTGGGCGTAGCAGACGGCCAGGCGTTCTGACTCGGCGTGCAGCGTAACGATCAGCGCCGCACCACGGCGGGGCTGCACCCGCAGGCGGTAGGGGCGGGCCGCGGCGGCATCGCTGGGGCGGCTGATGCCGGGGCCGTGCAGGGCGCCGTCTGGATCATCGGCCCAGGTGTGGGCCACGAGGCGGTCAGTCATGGGTGGGTGATGCGCACGGTGGCGATGCCGTCCAGGGGCACGCCCAGGCGGTGGGCAGCACCGGCGCTGAGGTCCAGGCTGCTGCAGTCGCAGCGGTCGGTGACGCGCACGGTGAGGGTGCGGCCCTGGTGGCTGACGCGCACCGGGGTGCCGCATGGCAGCCAGGGGTGGGCGGCGCTCACGCCCCAGTGCTGGTAGGTGGTGCCGCACGCCGTGGTGCGGCCGTGATACCAGCCGTCGTAAACAGTGGCGGTGACCGGTCGGCCGTGGCCGGTGCCGTGGTGGGCCAGGGCCGGGCCCTGCAGCAGCAGGGCGGCGGCGAGTGCGTGGCGGATCATGCGGCGGTCCAGCGGCGCACGGTGGTGCGGCTCACGCCGAGGCGGTCGGCGATGGCCCGCTGGGTCATGCCTGCGCGGCGCCAGCGGCGGGCCTTGGCCTTGCGGTCCTCGGTGGCCCAGAGGATCACGCCCAGCACGATCAGCAGGGGCACCATCAGGGCCCAGAGGATCAGGGAGGTGGTCATGGTTTCAGGTGGGGTAGGTGGTGGGCGTCGCCGCCCGTGGTGAGAGTCTGCGGGAGGGCCCTGGCCGGAGCGTGGGCCCTGTTGCAATCGTTCACACTCAGGCGAACTGCATGTCCATGCTGCTGTCGCGCTGGTCAGCGCCCACCAGCCAGCCGTGGAAATTGGCCAGCTCGTAGCGGGTGCCTTCGCGGATGGTGGCGCGGGCAGCCTTGTAGGCGTGGGGCAGCGTGGCGTGCTCGAACCAGACGCACTTCGCCGTGCGCTTGATGCAGGTCACAGGGAAGTGGCCGTGGGCGCAGGCCAGGCTGCCGTAGTAGGTCTCGCCAACCTGGAAGCGGGCGATCTCGGTGGTGGTGGTCATGCCTTGGTGGGGTAGGTGTGCAGGGCGTCGCCGCCCATGTCCGAAGGATGCTCTCGGGGCCTGCCTGCAGGCGAGGCCCCTGTAACACTCGTTCACACGCCCACAGGCGCGGCCACCAGCTCCAGGCGCTCCAGGGTTTTGTAGATCGGGGCGCGGTCGGCATCGAAGCCCACCAGCACCTGGCAGCCAGGGGTGTCGCCCTTGCGGAACTGGGCCATCTGCTTCTCGGCCAGGTCGGGGCGGCCGCACCAGCCGGTGCAGTGCCAGCCGGTGCTGCTGCCGTCGGTGTAGGTGAGCTTGCGGGCCACCACGTGGGTGTAGGTGCGGGCGGTGCGGCGGGTCACCACTTCGCCGCTGGGCAGGGTGGCGGTGAGCTTGCGGGTGCTGGCCATTGTTCGGTCGGGGTAGGTGTGGGGGTCGCCCCCCGTGACATGAAGATGGCAGAGCGGCCCGCCGGTGAGCGAGCCGCTCGTAACACCATTTCACAGACCATCAGGGGTGCGGCCAGGTCTCCGGCGTCATCAGGCGGTAGGGCACTGGCTGGCCGTTCCAGGGGCGCCACTTCCTATCCCACCTGGCGCGGCCCCACTGGGCGAATTCGCTGGTGTCGTCCTGCAGCACCTTGGTCTTCCATAAGTCGAACTCCTCGGGCGTGCCTGGCTCCTCCACCACCACGTTCTCGCTGTTGCGGTAGGTCTTGGTCGTCATGCACCGCAGCCAGATGAATGCCGCGGTGCGCTTTTCGATCCGGTAGAAGCCGCCGGGCGAAACGGCGTAGCCCCCCACCACGAAACGGGTGTCGATCATGGCCGCCACCTCAGGCCGCCAGCTGGTGGGCCAGCTGCTCCTGGTACTCCAGCCCCTTGCGCACGTTGAAGCTGATCTTCATCAGCACCTGCGTCCAGCTCAGGCGCTTGGCGTCCAGGTAGCCGCGCACCACCTCGCTGCGCTCCACCAGGGCCAGGGTGTTCAGCTGGCTGTAGATGCGCGTCGCGCTCACGCCCAGCTGCTCCACAGCTGCCTGGCGGCCGTAGTTCTCCACCACCTGGCGCAGCAGCTGCGCACGCTCCACGCCGTTGGGCATGGTGCGGAAGGCCACCACCAGCTCGGTGGGCACCGGCTGGCCAGCCATGGGGGCAACGGCCCGGGGCTTGCGGGGCGCCTTGGCCTTGCGCTCCTTGGCAGGGGCAGCCTCGGCGGCAGGGGCCTGGGTGGCGGCGGCCTTGGCGGCCTTGGCCTCCTCCAGGCGCTCCTGCAGGAACTCGGTGGCAGCGGCCACGGTGGTGGCCTTGCCCACAACCTCCTCGCCGCGGGTGAACACGTAACGGCCGCCGGGGGTCTTGGTCACGGTGAGGCCCAGGGCTTCCGCAACCTGGGCCAGCTTGGCGAACTGCTCGGACATGGTCTTGCTCCTTTGGGGTAACGGGGCATCGCTGCCCACCCCCGAATCGAAACCCTCGACCAGCCGTCAGAGCAATCCTCTTTACAGTCGTTCACGGAAC